CAATATACGAATGGTGCTGTGGTCCTGCATGGATTGGACTATGGTTATTAGAACAGGGTATATGTCAGGAGCTTGTAGTGTCTGATATAAACGAAAAGGCTATCGACTGTGTAAGACGTACTGTCGAGAAGCGTGGCTACCCTGTTCGTTCTTATGTAAGTGATAATCTTAAAAATGTACCCTTCTATGAAAAGTTTGATATAGTAGTTGCTAATCCACCTAACTATGTTAATATACAAGAGAGTCATTCTTTTGGATACCTAAGACACGATCTACGACCGTCTGATATTGATTGGAAAATTCATAAGAATTTCTATGAGAATATTGGAAAGCACATGCACAAAGAAAGTAACATGTACATATCAGAAGTTGAACCATACAAGAAAGAAGTATTCTTTATGGGAGAGCTTTATGATAAGAGATCCATAGAACCTATTGAAGATTTCAAGAAAATGATATCAGAAAATAATCTATCATTACAAAATGTAGAAACATATACTATTTACGAAAACGAAGATACACCTATCGAGATGGCTATGTTAGAGATAGCCCTTGACAACGAATCCTAATCGTAGTAGAGTAGGATACTATCAACCAATCCAAGGAGATTACATAATGGTTGCACAGAAAGAGACTGCTATTATTTCAGGCAAAGCTTACTGGACAAAGCTCAACCGCAAGGATGAGTTCTCTGATAAGTACCAAATGGACATTGGTGGTCTTTCTGACAAAAGTAAGGAAGTACTCCTCTCTCATGGAGTTAAGCTAAAGAATAAAGAGGATGATCGTGGGGAGTTTGTTACTGCAAAGACGCAGTACGTCGTTCCTGTTATTGACTCTGATAAACAAACCTTAAACGGCGGTACTCTTATTGGTAACGGTAGCGGCGTTAAAGTTAAGGTTGCCTTCAATAAGAACCATCCTTTCGCTGAGAAGTATGGTACCTCCCTATACCTTAACAAGGTTCAAGTCACTGAACTCATAGCATATGGTAAAGACGAGTTCGATGATGACGATGATGAAGTAATCTAGAGTTGTTTATTGGGCTTGTGATGAGCGACAGTAGTTTTGGAAATGCTCGCATGATCAAGACGCATAGTGGGCGAGGGAGTGGGCAACTATGCACATTAGTACACTAGTAGACGATATCTACGAGCGGGTCAGGGCCAACAAGAAAGTCTCTGAAGAAAACTTAGAGGCTTTCTTAGAAGGACTTTCTAATGTTATAAAACAACACTTAGAAGAAGAGAGGAGTACATCTGGTGAAAAGAATATTAGAATGTCTTCAATCGGTAAGCCTGACCGTAAGATTTGGATGGACCTTAATGGTCCAAGGGTGGAGAGAGCATATCAACCAGCTACTCTTATCAAGTTCTTGTACGGTTCGATCATTGAGGAACTGGTTCTGTTCCTTGCAAAAGAATCTGGTCATTCGGTACAGGAACTACAGAAGCAATGTGAGCTTGAAGGAATAAAAGGTCATATTGATTGTAAGATAGATGGTGAAGTAGTAGATGTTAAATCTGCCAGCGACTTTGCATTTCGTAAATTTAAAACAGGCTCTATAGAAAAGGACGACCCCTTTGGTTACATAGCACAGGTAAGTGCCTATGCTGAAGCAGAGGGTAAGGAACAAGGCTACCTGCTTGCAATGAACAAGGTATCTGGAGAGCTAGTTCTATATGAGCTTGATGAACTTACTCTGATAAATGCTACCAAACGTATACAGGATATTAAGAAAATAGCGGTAAGCCCTGACATGCCACCCTTCTGCTATGAACCAGAGCCAGAGGGTAAGTCAGGGAACATGAAGCTGGCTAGAGATTGTGTATACTGTACTTACAAGTGGAATTGTTTTCCTGATATGAGAGTCTTTAGATACAAGGAGGGTTTCAAATACTTTACAACAGTGGATAAAGAACCTAAAGTACCAGAAATAACAGAGAGTTTTAGAGGATGAGATGTCTGTCTTCATAAGGCACGAGCCTTGCCCAGAATGTGGTAGTAAAAATAATGTAGGAGTATATTCAAACGGATACAAAGAGTGTTATGGCGAAGGTTGTACTTATAAGGTTTCACCTAACTCATACGAGGAGGAAGAAGAATACCCCATGATAGCAACAAAGGCTGTAAGTACAGGCACTATCAAGGCTATTCCCGATAGGAGTATTGAAGAGGATACATGCAGACGATATGGAACCATGCTTAATGGGACCAAGCATTTCTATCCTTACTACAGCAAGGAAGGAGAGCATGTAGCTAACAAGGTCAGGAACACAGAGAACAAAACCTTCTTTGCAGAAGGTAACATGAAAGGAGCCATGCTGTTTGGACAGCGAGCCTTCTCGGAAGGTGGTAAGTATATTACTATCTGTGAGGGTGAGGTGGATGCTATGTCTGCCTACCAGCTACTTGGTAGCAAGTGGCCTGTTGTATCCATTCGTAATGGTGCAGCGTCTGCTGCTAAGGACGTTACAGATAACTATGATTTCCTGACATCGTTTGATAATATAGTTGTATGCTTTGATAACGACGATGCTGGTATCAAAGCTTCAGCCAGAGTAGCTGAGATGCTGTCACCTAAAGCCAAGGTAATGTCCTTGCAGTACAAGGACGCTAATGATTATCTTCTTAATAATAAGAAGAACCAGTTCGTACAGGATTGGTGGGCGGCTAAGACCTACACTCCAGAAGGCATCGTATCTGGAAACGAGATGTGGGATATCATCGTTGAGGGTGCTACGGAAGCATCTATCAACTACCCCTATCAAGGACTACAAGATCTGACATACGGCATTCGTATGGGAGAGCTTGTAACTGTAACGGCAGGATCTGGACTAGGTAAATCTCAGTTTCTGAGAGAGCTAGTATACCACATCTTCAAGAACACTACTGACAACATAGGTATGATGTTCATGGAGGAATCTGTAAAGAGAAGTGGCCTAGCTTTCATGAGCCTTGAGGCTAACAAATGCCTGCACCTACCATCAGAGTTCTCTACAATAACCAGTGATGATCTTACAAGGTACTTTGATAATACTTTAGGTACTGGGAGGTTGTTCTTTTATGACCATTTCGGTTCTAACACAGTAGACTCTATCTTGAATCGTATCAGATACTTTGCAAAAGCTCTGAATTGTAAGTATGTTGTACTAGATCATATCAGTATCATAGTTTCAGATCAGAACATGTCTGATGAGAGACGTGCTCTCGATGAGATCATGACAAAGATGCGTACTGTTGTGCAGGAACTCGATATAGCTCTGCTGATCGTATCTCATCTCCGTAGGCCCATGTCTACGGGCCATGAGGAGGGGGCTGTAACATCCTTGTCTCAGTTAAGAGGCTCTGCTAGCATAGGGCAGCTATCTGATATCGTCATTGGCCTGGAACGAAACGGACAGCATGAGGATGAGCTAGAACGCCATACTACAACGGTACGAGTGATAAAAAATAGATTCTCTGGCTTGACAGGGCCAGCTTGTAAAGTCTATTATAGTCGTGAATCAGGCAGACTTACCGAGGTTCATGAAGAATTTGAAGAACTTGAGTAATGCACTGGATCTATAAGCGAAAGCCTTTTACACCAAACCTTGAAAGATTTGGTTTCGTGTACAAGATAACTAATAAGAAAACTAAGAAGGCTTACATAGGTTGCAAACAATATTTTATCGGTAGTAAAACTAAGAAGCCCTCTGGTTGGGAATCCTATGCAGGTTCTTCAAAGCATTTACTAGTTGATATAGGTAAGATAGGTAAGAAACATTTTACTTTTCAGATCATCGGAGAGTACGATAATAAACGAAGTCTAAAATATTATGAGTGCTTCTATCAGATGAAGCTTAAAGTTCTTACTGCTGTTCTAGAGGGAACAGATGAACCAGCCTATTATAATAACTATGTTGGTGGTAAATTCTATAGACCTATAAGATCAGAGGACTGAAGATGCCTATTGTTATGCAGCTTAGGGTACATGTGAAGGATCTTGATCTGAATCCCAAGGTATGGTATCTTACTCCCATACATGAGAAAGAGATTCTTCCTGAGAAGAATATAGTCACTATCCGAACAAAGAAGACACTGACGACACACTGGTCAGATCGAAACTTTGAAGAAAATTCTGAGAAGATAACGGAAGATATTAGTAAACTGAAGTCTATACTGGCTACCAATAGCATTGTAATCCTACCTCTAGAAAAACTAACCAGTGATCTTGCAGAGATGGAAGAGCACTGTCCTAAGACTAAATTGTTTCTTGAGAAACACATCGAAAGGTTGATGAAGCATGGCTATTAAGCAGAAAGACTTGATGGACCTTCTTGGTATCCCAGAAGATTCATATGATCCCGATAAAGAACGCCTTGTTATCGTACTTGAGGAAGAGGATGAGGAAAGAGATGAGTTCACTGTGCATATCTTTGATATCTCTGAAGATGAAACTGAGATCTCATTGATAAAAGAGATAGGCTATGGAGTGCTATCTAGTTTATATGATGAAGACTTTCTAAGCTCAGTTAGAGAAGCAGGAAAGTATTCCTTTAACGTAAAGTATCCTCAATCGTTAGACTTAGAAAGCTATGGAGATAATGTAATTAATTTCCGAAGAGACCCTAATGGCTGATAGTATTAATAATCCTGCTCACTATAATAAAGGTAAGCTTGAAACCATAGAACTAATAAAACACTCTATGGCTTCTTCAGAATTTGAGGGTTACCTACAAGGAAACATAATTAAGTATATATCCAGATACAGACACAAGAATAACTCTCTGGAAGATGTGTTGAAAGCAGAGTGGTATATAAAAAGATTAATAAAAGAACTTAATGAAGCTGACTATGCTCCTGCTCCTTGTGATACTGAATAATAAACATGCAGGGATTTACTCACAGCCCTAAGAAAAGAAAACTAAGACGCCACAAAGCAAAGCATTTACGACATCGTAAAAAGCTTGGACCTAAATCATCATGGAGGACCAGATGAATATCAGTGTAGACCTTATTAATGCTATTTTAAACTACCTCTCAAAGAGACCTTTCAATGAAGTTAATGGTCTTGTTGGTCAGCTTATGTTAGAAGCTAGGCAAGACCAGGAGAACAGCCAGCAAGAGCTTAGTCTTACTGAAGATGAGGATGACGAAGATAATGTTACCGACTGATTACCAATCTTTTATACACCAATCAAGATATAGTCGTTGGTCAGAAGAAGATGGAAGGAGAGAGACTTGGGGAGAAACTGTTAATCGTCTTCTTAATTTCTATAGATCATTCATCAAGGATAATCATGATTGCTCCATGACAAAGGAGTTGTTTACAGATCTATATGAAGCTCTCACTTCTCTTAAAATTATGCCATCCATGAGAGCAATGATGACTGCCGGTCCAGCACTGGAACGTAATCATATAGCAGCCTACAACTGTTCTTATCTACCTGTAGACAGCCCAAGAGCCTTTGATGAATGTCTCTATATCTTAATGCATGGAACAGGTGTTGGCTTCTCCGTTGAAAGACAGTATGTTAATCAGCTTCCCTCTGTGCCCGACGTGGTTGAAGAGAGCGAGACAACAATCATAGTTCAGGATAGTAAGGAGGGATGGTTCAGAGGCTTCAAGGAGCTTATCAATCTTCTCTATGCTGGTATGTTACCCCGATGGGACATGTCCAAGGTACGTCCTGCTGGAGCTAAACTAAAGACCTTTGGAGGTAGGGCTAGTGGTCCTGAACCTCTTGATGACTTGTTTACATTTGCCTGTAATATGTTTAAGAAGGCTGCTGGGCGTAAACTATCCAGCATAGAGTGCCATGATCTCATGTGTAAGGTGGCTGATGTGGTAGTTGTTGGCGGAGTACGCAGATCGGCTCTTATCAGTCTATCAAACCTGTCTGATGATCGTATGAGACACGCTAAGTCTGGTTCATGGTGGGAAACAGAACCTCACCGGGCTCTGGCTAATAACTCTGTCTGCTATACAGATGGTGCAGCCGATATGGGTTCATTCATGAGAGAGTGGACAGCCCTGTATGAGAGCAAGTCCGGTGAACGGGGTATCTTTAACAGACAGGCTGCACAGCAACAGGCTGCTAAGTATGGTCGCAGAGATGACTCCATAGACTATGGCACTAACCCTTGCTCTGAGATTATCCTTAGACCCAAGCAGTTCTGTAACCTCTCAGAAGTTGTAGTACGAGCAGAAGATACAGCCAAGACTCTACAGAGAAAGGTTGAGCTTGCTACTATCCTGGGAACAATACAGGCTTGCTTCACTGACTTTAAAGGCTTGAGCAGGCAGTGGGTACGCAATACTGAAGAAGAAAGATTACTTGGTGTTTCTCTCACAGGCATTCTTGATAACAAGATCATGTCTAATCAATCAAGAGATGTCCTAGCTCCTCTTCTTAATAACCTTCGTTTAACTGCTGTGAATACAAACAGGGTATGGTCCAAGTATCTGGGTATCGAACCTTCTGCTGCAATCACCTGTGTCAAGCCAAGTGGTACGGTTAGCCAGCTTGTTGATGCTGCCAGTGGCATTCACCCCAGACACTCAGAGTATTATATTCGTACTGTCAGGGCTGATAAGAAAGATCCTTTGACTCAGTTCATGACTGACCAAGGCTTCCCTGTAGAGGATGAGATTCTTAAACCGCAGTCCATGTCAGTATTTAGCTTCCCTGTTAAGTCACCAGTAGGGGCCTTGACAAGAGATAAGATATCTGCTATAGATCATCTAAAGATATGGCAAGTCTATTCAGATCACTGGTGTGAGCACAAGCCTTCTATCACTGTATCAGTCAAGGAGAATGAATGGATGGAAGTTGGTTCGTATGTGTATGATAGCTTTAGTTCCATGTCGGGCGTTAGCTTCCTTCCCATGAGCGAGCATACTTATAAGCAAGCACCCTATCAGGACTCCACCAAGGAAGAGTATGCATCTCTCTTTAGTAAGATGCCAGAGAACGTAGACTGGAATAAACTATCTGAATATGAACAAGAGGATAATACACTAGGAAGCCAGACGTATAATTGCTCTGGTGATGTTTGTGAGGTCGTAGATATTGTAGCATGAAGGAAGAAATATTATTCTTCTTACTATTCCTTACGAGTTTTGTTATAGTAATTTATCCAATCATGAATCTTTAGGAGGTTAGTTATGAAAAAATATATTATTGGTATCTTTGCTATTCTTATTGCCGTCCCTGCTTTTGCTCATGAGACCTTGAACAAGGCACTGTCTAATACCGCTTTGAAGTGGCCTACTGAGTGTGTCTTGGATAACGGTAAGTATAATAAAAAGGGACAATGGATTGACCACAATGGTACTGTCTATTCACATGGATCTCTTGAGAGCGCAACAGAGTGTCTCTCCAAAGGTTCTCTACCTAAGACTGTATTCCAAAGAGTAGGTATCTGGGGTACTAAAGAAATTCTAAATAGAATCAGTAATAAGTATGATCAACAGTTACAAATTATGATGGAAAAGGCACGCCCTGCTGTAGAAAATGATAACAACTAGATCATATATACGATACCTTAGTGATGAGGAGGAGATAGAGATACTGAAGAAGAGTGTCTTCGATCTCCAGAAACAACTACAAGAAGCCTATAAAAGAATCAGAGAATTAGGAGAAGAGAATGAGCGAACAAGAAGATCAGATTAAAATTCATCTGGAAGGACTGGAGATGGAACATGCCTATCTCATAGAGAATCTGGGTGAATACCATAGAGTACAGAGAAAGAATGTACAGGAGTATCTAAGTAGTAGAATAGAAACATTGAAGAATGATATCAAGGATGTTTCATTTGCTGAAACAATCCTTGAGAAGGAGTTGCCAGTTGCCCAAAAGAAAACAGGATAGCAATGTTGCCACCCTGTTTAAGTTTGGTGTATATCTAACTGACAAGGGTCACTTAGAAATACAACGAGAGTATCTTCATCCTAATGACTGGCTAAAAGTTGTTAATGAAAATTTTCCTTCTTATGAAAATAAGGAACTATTACACAAGTTCCTTACTTACTCTCAGAATATGATGGATCAGGTTGAACGAGACTTGAGTACATACAGTCCTATTATTAGACCAACCCACCATCATACAAAAGCTTCATAGGTGAAGTAAGCAGTTTATCTTGATTTAATATCATAAAACTTCTTTCACCACCCGTTTCTTTAGTATTAGTATAACTAAAAGCATCCGCCCCAGTTCTATCTAGAAAATCTTGTAGAAATTCTACCCATCTTTCAGTATCGGGTTTCAATACACTATGTTTTATAGAGCCCTCTACAAGATATTTCCAGAGACGAACAGCTTGTTCCTCATCACCATCAACAGAGGATTTTAAATTCTCTATAGCAGACTTTGAAGGATACAATTTAGAAGAGAACATTTGACGTATCTTAGGGTCTTTAACGTCAATAAAGTATTCTTTATCAATAAGCTCTGAAGTTATATCAAGTCGATCAGGAGACATTCCTCCTTTTTCAGTTAGATTTCTTATCCAAGATTCGGGAGATTTAAAACTGCCTATATCTGGAATTTCTATAGTATTATCTATCTTAGCCATAAAGGAAAAAACATTGCTTTCTTTTTTATGTGCGGGATGACCAGGTAATTTTTTAAGAAGTTCCTTATAATTCTCAACACCTTTTTTAGTCGTAACATGAACACCAATATCAGATTTAAAATCAATACCTTTACTGCTTGCTGCTTCAGTTGGAATTACATTTAATTTACCTCCAGTAATCTCTGGAACAGTAGTAAGATGATAGACTTCTTTTAGATTTCCAGTTAATGTAGCATCAGCAACAGGGGTTGGATCTAGTACACTTAATGCTGTGCCAAGCACAGGTATTTTTTTAATAACTTTTCCTGCTATAGAAGCCACAGATGGTACGTCTTCTCCTTCAATAGGTAAAGAAGGAACACGAGGATCTCCTTCAGGATCACCCCCATCCTGCATAGATACCAACCCACCATCATACATAAGTCTTACAAGTCCTCCTCGTGCCCATGGATCAGCCCCAGGATCTCCCGTACCCGGACCATGCCCCATGTCGCCTGGATCGCCTGGACCTGTATCTGCTGCTGTATCACCTACAGGGTCCACAGGGTTCCAACTTTTGTAGTTATCTGTAGGATTAGTAGGAGTATTAGGAGTACCGCTATACGTACCATGGGGGCCAGCGCCAACTTCGTCAGCAGGAGTGTCAGACCAATCATCAAAACCTTTCCCAGGATCACCGGCGGCATGACCTGGATCAAGCCCGAGGCCATGGTCGCCTCCTGGGCCTTCCGAAGTAACACCCATTCCTACCATGTCTGGCGTTAAGCCCGGAGTTAGAAAGTTTGTCATAAATGCCCAAGCGAGTTTTAAGACCGGGTTAGCCGTAATAACGCTCGGAAGTACAGACAGGAGCGTCTGAGTTTGAGCTACTCGGCTATGAATTTGACTCTGAGTTACCCCGTGTTTAGACATTGGCCCAGTAAGGTCTATGTCTTCACCTCGTTCTAGTTGAGCATTTAGATCATCTATTGCATGGTCAACAGGATCTTTGTCCCAACCAGGAATATCTCCTATTTCGTCTCCTTCAACAGCTTCAAGACCACCAGGAGCAGGTGGGTCAGCAGCTATCAGTTGATCAGTAATTTCAGATTTTAACATGAACCCCGGTGGTACGGGCCATGAAGGCACATTACCCATGTGAGGAATCTTCATTTCAGATCTAGTTTCAGGATTAACATAAGTTTCTACTACAAATCCCCCATCCTGCATGGATAGGACTAGCCCACCATCGTACATAGGTCTTACCTGACCACCTTTATTAAAAACTCTTGAAACTCCTTTAATCTTCAACTTTTTAAGTTGTGTTAAATTGGGCTTCTTTATATTTCTAGCAAGAACT